CAGACAATACTTCGGTAGATACTGCACAACATGTAGAAAGTCTAAAGCTAGATTTAATTACATTATGCAGCACGAAGCCAAATGCATGCAATGTGGATTTATCGCAGAGCATAGATGTCAGCTAGATGTAGATCATATCGACGGAAATCATCATAACAATCATGAGTCGAATTTCCAGATCCTATGCGCTAACTGCCACCGACTTAAAACAAGAGTTAATAAGGATTACATGGATAAGAAAGCAGTCAACTAGAATGAAAACAATACTCTGGGTAGGGATCATAGCAATCCTAGTACATATATGTGGCATACTCATGCAAATATATATTCTAGGGGATATAGCTTAATCTGGTTAAAGCATCAGTCTTATATACTGCCGACTCTCGGTTCAAATCCGAGTATCCCTACAAAATAAATGGGTTCTTCTCCCGTCGGCGCACTGAATTTCGCACTATTTAGACCAATATACTATAATTGAGTCAATGAAGACTGAGAAGACTTCTGTCGCCAAGCAAAAGGCAGCCCTCGCAACTTATATACGAGAATACAAGGAAAAGCATCCTTGCGCCGACTGCAAGTTAAACTTCCCCTATTACGTAATGGACTTTGATCATGTTCGTGGAGTCAAGCATAAGAATGTCATGGAGCTAATCCCAACCCTGTCTAAGAAAAAGATTGATGAGGAGATTAAGAAGTGTGAAGTAGTTTGTTCTAACTGTCACAGAATTAGAACGCATATGAGAAAAATTGCAAAAAGAAATGGCTAATATAACTTTTTACTCAGCAGATGAAGATGTTGCAGAATGGACAATTAAACCAGTCCCGTCATCTAAATCTATTCCTTCCTGGTACAAGATTATTGATAATAATAACTCTTATTCAGAATCAACAATTAAAAGATGCATGGCCGTATTTGATTCAATGACTGCTGGATATACAATATACTTCCCCTGCGACATTTACATAGATGCAACAAAAGAAAATCTAGAGGCATCCGTACCCTATCTAACAGAGCAGAAAAACCTTAATGTCATCGGAATGCACAGCAGCTCTCAGTATTCTAATTATCCAATAGGCAACCAATATCATAAAGATATTCTTAGGGTAGACCCGCTTTGGTATGTAATGACAGAACCTGGGTATAGCTCTTTTTTTATTAATCCAGTTCATGGAGATGGTACGCCATTTGAAACGATGAGTGGTGTAATCGACACTGATGCTTATATATCAAAAGGATCTCTATCTATATTTATAAAAAAGGGATTCAAGGGAGTCATAAAACAAGGAACGCCTCTCGTGCAAGTAATTCCATTTAAAAGAGAAGAGTTCTCTATGTCTATAGGAACTCAAGAAGATTATAGAAAAAGACTCAGTAACCAGATTAAGTTTTTTATTCCAAAGTTTTATGGAGCATATAAGTCTAGTTTAAGATCTATTAAAAAGTACGTTTAAAATTTTTTTTAAAACTTTTATAATTTTGTTTTCACATTTTCCAGCCTCAGTCTCATTTTTGTAGTAATCAGACTGAAAGTACGGGGAAGAGTACACTTGCTTAAAATGATCTCTTGTCATTTAACTATTATAGCTTTACCAGTTGGCATCAGTGTTATCTCTTTGTCTACAAAGAAGTCACGTGTTGCTTTTTCAGCACCAGTTGCAAATGAGTCATGGAAGTCAACTATTACAACTCCACCATCGATAACCTTTGACCAAAGATTTTCTAAGGCAATCTTTGTTGGATTATAATTGTCAAGATCAATATGAAGCAATGATATTTTTTCAACCTGATCAAACTCAAAAGGAACTTCTCCATGATGGAATATAGCATTATCAAAAGAGTCTAATGTGTTCTTGGCTGCATCAATGCTTATCTCAAATGAGTTCTCTCTATAGAAGTCGTTGTCAAATTCAGTAAAATCTTTAACGCCTTCCCAGGAATCAAAAAGATGAAGATTAGTCTTGCAATGTTTTGCCATAAAGAATGCAGATGTACCAGTGTATACTCCACATTCAACAAAGTCCCCATCTAGATCAGCTAAGTGCTGAGCATATGCCCATAGAATGTAAAGTCTTTCATTTTTAAAGAATCTTATTGGCGCATCTACTTGTAGAATATTTTCAATAAGATCATTATAGTCTCTAATAAAACTTCCTGGAATTTTTAAATCGGTTTCCCAGCTACCACTTGGATACTTGATCATGCTGTAGGCTCACAAATCTGTTCAGTATTTACAGACTCAACCGCTTCAATTATTTGAACGGCAGAAACATAGCTCTCTGAAACTGTAAAATCAGGAACTAATTGGCGTAGCTTTTGTGCCACAACTTCAACCTTCTTATTTGTCTGCATATATTGATTATATCATTTTGTAATTATCTATGCCTAAGCGAGTAGTTGACTAGGCCTTGAAGATAGTATATAATTATTCTACTAACCCGCTGTAAAGCGGGTTTGTTATTGGTCCATAACTCAGATGGTAGAGTGCCAAACTGTTAATTTGGAAGTCGTAGGATCGAGACCTACTGGACCAGCAATAAGTTTGACTAGTAGCTCAGTATATGATAATATTGAGCTATGTTTAAAACATGTATTAAATGTAATGAGTCAAAAGCTCTAGAGATGTTTGCAAAAGCTTCACGTTATGCAGATGGACGAAGGAACTATTGTAAACAATGTCATTCAAAATATGTTACTCAGTATGTAAAAGAGAATCCGTCAAAAAGAAGTAAGCAAGACCCAAAAAGAAAATTTAAAAGACATGGTTTGTCAGAAGAAAAATTTAATAGCATATTTAATAAGTTTGATGGAATGTGTCACTCTTGCAAAACTAGATCTGGTTTAAATATAGACCACGATCACAATTGCTGCCCAGGGACGTACTCTTGTGGGAATTGCGTAAGAGGTGTATTATGCATGCAATGCAATACAGCACTAGGTTTGCTTGATGATAATAAAGAAAAAATTAAAAATTTAATAAAGTACTTGAAGTAATGCGGATGTTGCATATTGGTAGTGCCTCTGCCTTCCAAGCAGAAGGGGTCAGTTCGATTCTGATCATCCGCTCGAAGGTCTGTTAGAATAGTTGGTTAGTTCGCCACCCTGTCACGGTGGAGGTCACGGGTTCAAGTCCCGTACAGATCGCTAGGCCCGTATGGTGGAATAGGTAGACACAGCAGACTTAAAATTTGCCATCGCAAGATGTATCGGTTCGAGTCCGATTATGGGTACGGAAGATTGGCTGAGTGGTTTAAGGCAGCGGATTGCTAATCCGCCGTAGGGATTAATTCCTTACCGTAGATTCGAATTCTACATCTTCCGCCAAGCCTCCATCGTCTATCGGTTAGGACTCCAGATTTTCAATCTGGCAAGACGGGTTCAACTCCCGTTGGAGGTACGATATTAAGGTTGAGTGGCAGGTGTATAGACTGACTCCCGACGGGGACAACTGGAGGCCAACGAGCTTATGTAAAGCCTCACATATCAGATTAATGAGTTAGTTTGCTCGTAGACTTATTAATCGGCCCTACTGCAACATAGAAGTCGTCCCATTAAATTGGCGTTGGTACTTCTTACAGGATAGGGTTTTAGGGTCTAAGTGTTACGGAAGCACTACCGTCTCCAAAGCGGTAAGCCTAGGTTCGACTCCTAGAGACTCTGCAGAGGACCTCTTGTATGGCAGTATATAGTTTAGATAGCTACTAAACAGAACGTTGACTGTTTACGCAAGATACAGGGGCAACTAGGAGCCTACTGTACTAGTGTCGTCGGGGCACTCGGATTAATGACCTTACAGTGTAGTATCTATAAACTGACCCGACATATTTCTCCTTCGTCCAATGGCAGGACTCTGGTTTTTGGCACCAGCAATCTAGGTTCGAGTCCTAGGGGAGAAGCAAAGCTCCATTAGTCCAATTGGTAGAGGCGCATGATTTAGGATCATGATGTTGTAAGTTCGAGTCTTACATGGAGCACAATATATTGTACAATAGTAGTATGCCTGAAATTAATCCTAATAATATAACAGCAGCTGGCTTCGACTTTGATCAGCTAGATCCAAACGTATTTTTAATTAAAGATTTTCTTTCAGAAGAAGAATGTAGATTCTTTTACAACCATGCAGAAAGCAAAAGTGAAAATGATTGGGTTGGTGCATATCTTGAGGGGATTAAAGATCGTGTTGAATCAAGATATGGCGACAGGGATTTAGAGGCGCATAATGTTGAAGTTACTAAAGACTGGAATGACAAAGTAATCTTTTTAAAAGACTTAACTAATAAATATAATCTCTCAAATAGACTAGAGACACTTTTTGATAAAGAAGCCAACTACTCATTTAGATCATTTGGAGTAATTCAAAGACAATATGAGGGTACAGAGCTTAAGGGTCATTATGATCAGTATGTAGACGATAAGATGAAGTGGGCTGCTGTAATCTATATAAATGAGGATTACAATGATGGGGAGTTTTATTTTAGCGAAAAGGGTATATCAATAAAGCCGCCAAGAAGATCTATGTTAGTCTTTCCAGCGACAGAAGAATATTGGCATGGTGTTAAGAAAGTTGGTCCTGGACCAGTAAGATATGCAATGCCTTCATTTATATGGAGTGAACCAGGAGTATTTTAAAAGCAAAAAACCCAATCAGAGGCGGATCCGATTGGGTTCTGCTGCACATAAGTGCAATGCAGGGAGCAGTATGCGGGATGCTTCAACCTGCAAGATTATTGTAGGATATTAAACGTTTAAAGTCAATCCTTTTTGATTACGTTGTTTGTTACAAGTAAATCGTAGATGTTAGACAGCATAAATTCTATGCTGTGAAGGCTATTATCAAAGTTCTTCTTAATTTCTTCTTCTGGCATTCCAGAAGCTAAAGCCATCGTGTAGTTGTCTTTGTTAAAGCTTTCAACCATAAGCTTTACTGCTTCTTCTTTATTCATTTTCTTGTTCCTGTTCATCCGATATGTATGATGGCAGTGGTCCTAGTAAGTGTCCCTGCTCGTGATAAGAAATCATTTTTGCTGCGTCTTCTGGATTCAACTTTATTGCTATTAATGTAAGAATATCGTAAATTCTATGCAGCATTATATAAGTTGCCATAGGCAAGTTGTCTTCTAAATTATTATTTTCCATCAGATCTTCCTATATCTTCCCAAAATATTTCTCTGCCCATATTATCTGTTTCTATAATGGGCTGTGATTCGTTCTGCAAATCCTTTAATGGATTCCTATTATTTCCGCAAAAGTCCATTTACCGCTGCCTTAACTTTTTCATATGCTGCCTGCCCTATAATGTTTTTATAATCACAAGAAAGACAGTAAAGATATATCTCATCGTTTTGCCCCATATTGCAGAAAAGAGAGCCTTGATCCATTGGACATTCCAACTTGGGTACAAGGCCCTCTTCTGAAAGAGCTATATATCTAGATACTATTTGTATCTGCATTATTCCTCTTATGCTAGGTTATTCGGGAATAGCTTGAGCCATTCCTTAGCCTTTGGGGTTAACCCCTTCCAGCTTGACCAATCTTTACCGCCATTGGTCATGTAATACGTTATCTCTGCGTTTGTTACTGGGTCGAATAACTCAGTTTTAGTTTTCATGTTAAATTTCTCTTTAAACAATTCTAGTCTATCTGTTCCCAGACTTCCTATCATGTTAATTTGAAATATTCCATAGGAACTATCTCCAGTTTTTCTGTTTCCGTTATATGCAAGTGGTCGTCCATTAGATTCCCTCTTTGCTATGGCCCAAGCTTTTTTAAGACCTGTACCTTCAAATCCTACTGCCTTAAAAAGGTCTATAAGATCTTTATCTGTGAGTTGCTGCTTAGCCGTGTACTTTGCAGTACTTAGTCTATGCAACGTCGCTTGCTTTAATTGGTATTCAGTTTTTACTGCTGGTGCAGGTAAGGCTGTTGCGGGCTGGACGGGAAATAGAAATAATGTTATCATTACTATTGCTGTCCAGTGATGTACAACATCGCTTAACTGCTGTTTTATATTCTCCATTGGCATTTCCTCCTTTAGAGATAACGAACTACAATCATAACATTGATTGTAAGTTACTGTCAAGTTAGTCAACTAGGATTTTTTATGCAAATTTCATTCTCTACGCTTAGATCAAACTTCAATAAGTCTGTTGGATATGGCCATGCTGCTATAAATATAGTAGATTCATTAAATCAATTAGGACATGAAGTTCCGTATCAAGCACCTTCCGCTCCAGTACAATTAAACTTTTCACAACCAAATCATTTTAAAATGCATCGCAATCAGTATCAAATTGGATATACTCCGTGGGAATCAACGGAGCTTCCAGATGACTGGATGGAATACTTAGAGGCGTGTGACGAAGTATGGACAACATCTACTTGGTGCAAAGAAGTCTTTGAGTCAAATGGTTTAAAAGATGTAAAAGTTTTCCCTCATGGCATAGAAAGTTTCTGGGCTCCAAGAAAAAGAAAGCAAAAGGATGTAATTAAATTTTTACATATTGGAGAGCCAGCACCAAGAAAAGCTGGACAGATGACAGTAGATGCATTTGCCCATTTGTTTGGTAATGATCAAAGATATCAATTGACAATTAAAGCATATAAGAATAACACCACTAGAATTTATGACAACTATATAAATAAAGAAATAATAGGTTTACCAGATAGAGTTTACAATAACATAAACATAATCACTGATGATTTTAACGAGCAACAGATGCTGGACTTGTATTATGAGCATGATGTGCTTATTTATCCAACATATGGCGAAGGATTTGGTTTTATACCGCTTCAGGCATTAGCAACTGGAATGCCAGTTATTTCAACATATGATTGGGCAGAGTATAAAGATTTTCTAGGACCCTTGAAGTTAGATTCAGAGCTAATAGACTCTCCATGGCAGCATCCTCACAAAGGAAAAGTCTTTGAGCCAAACTATCAACACTTACTTGAGCTTATGAGAGACTTTGCATTAAATAGCAAAGCATACTCAGGATACTATTACGCACGG